ATGAACACATTTGAATTACGTTGGTTGGAGCGTAAGACCGGTATGACCCTTATGAATAATCATGGTTACTACTATGAAGAAACAACCAAAACACTACAGTACAGGTATAAACATGAAATTACAGACTATAGTAGTAAAGATCCATATACAAACTATTATCGTAATGTAGTAGTTTGGAGTGACTGGCTTGATGTACCTACATATACAGAAGGAGTAAAAGTATGATTACTATTAAAGATTTTATGCAAGTAGTTAACTACCGTATTACAGAGGGTAGTGACTACGATTGGACTTGCTTTGGACCTAACGCTTACCAACTTGATAGTTGGAATGGCAATCAGGATGGCTACAGTATTGGAATCGTGTTTGATACCGATACTCAGGTAGTTTATCAAATGGATGCACATGACTATAAAAATAGCCGTGCTTACCGTTGGATCCATCCTGACTACAAGAAAAAGAATGACCAGGAAACCCTGGAGCGCATGATTGATGCGGATGAAGCGTGGGATGATGTAAGGTATGTAGATTTAGAGGTTGCAGATGATATGTTAGAGAAGGCTAGGGCTATTGCTAGTGATCTAGATTATGATACAAGGGTATCTGTGCCTATCGATTTGGATGATAGTGAACTCCTACATCTGGCACTGGCTGCCCACAAAGAAGACGTTACACTTAATCAATATATTGGTAAAATCTTAGAACAGGCGGTAAAGAATCATGCCAAGTCTATCTGAATACTTCAATAAAGTAGCATACAAGCCCACTTATTTTCTTGGCGACCGCGTAAGAGGTATGTGGAATGGCGTGCCTTTTGCTGGCAGCGTTGCAGTGGATACTATGTTAGATGAGGATGCTGGGCCATACCTTATGGTTAATCTAGATTTACCAATAAAACTTGACAATTCATGGCATAATATGATAAAAGTTAGCCATAAAGATTTAATTGATATCAAGGGAAAATATGAGTTTAATAGCAAAACAAATAGTAAAAGATCAACTGTGGATAGTAACGGACGGAGTAAACAAAGTAGGAAATCTGGAAAGTCTTAACGGCAGTCTTAATTTACGTATCGGTGGTACACACCAGCAATTTCCAGATGCTAAAGCCGTTCAACGTATGGTTGCTATTCAGTTTCAGCGACCAAAAACTGTAGCAAAAAACAATCCACCCTGGGCTGTTTGGCCTACATCTGGACGAACATATAACAGTATGTTCGATGTTAAACGTAAATTGCATGTATATACTAAAACTAAAAAGAGTAGATGCTACCATGCTGCTGGTTGGTTCCGTATGAAATCTGGAGATGGCTGTACAACTATTTTTTGTCCCAAGTACATTTTTATTCAACGTTATGAATGGTCGGGTCCATATTCCACTAAGGAAGAGGCTGAAGGGCATAAATAACAGATAAGGTGGATAATAAGTGAGTAGAACACAGCCAAAAGTATTGTTAGAACTAGTTGATAAAAAAACCTACAAGTGTGATCAGGTTGTAGAGGCTAGTGGTATTTGGGCTGTCTACTACGAAGGTCAACCAATAAATCTGAAAAATAGCCACTACTTAGATAGTTCCGCTGTACCTAAATATAAAAAAACTAGTTTTAGTAATCCTGGTCACGCACGTAATCTATGCCGTAAACTAAATAGCCAGTTTAAAACTGACCGTTTTAGTGTAGTGTTCCTTAATCAGGGTACTAAAGTGTACCCTGATGACTAAATTTGTAGTTAATCAATTAGATATAACCCGTCAAGTATTAGAATTGTTGAATCCAGGATATACATGGACTGAACTAGATACAGCACATAAAAAGTGGTGGTTAAACAAACGACCTGGCGGCGGTTTAGGTTTAACATACCATGGACAGGAAGCATTTGCCAGTGCTGGTCTACAAAGTTGGACTATCGAGGTACAGCCGGTAGATATACATTCTGCTAAAAATGTATTAAGATTAGATCATTACTTTCCTTGCCCCTACTATCTTGAACGCAAACGTACAAAAAAATACACAATGTATGTGTATGATAGTAGAATTTATGTTGCTTTACAATTATATGGTGGACTAAAGGAATATTTGGATAATTTAAGTACAAAACGTGGTGATTACTAGTAAACCGGATCTACTACCAGAGCGTTATAAGTACATACAGTAAAAGTTTTACGCCTCTTTTATTATATGGGTTAAGGTAAAAGGCGTTACAACAAAAAAGGAAATATAATGAAGTTTATCGTCGCAACAATCGCTGCTTTGGCCGCAGCATCAACATTTGCTGCTGAACCAGCAAAGAAAGAAGAAAAGAAGGCTGAAGCCAAGCCTGCCGCTGCTGCTCCTGCACCAGCCGCTGCACCAGCAGCAAGTGCTGCTAAGGCTGAAGTTAAGAAGGCTCCAAAGAAGGAGGAAGCCAAAAAGGCTGAACCCGCGAAAAAGAGTGAGCCTGCTAAGAGTGCTGGCGCGGCGCCTGCACCAGCAAAGCCTGCATCCAAGTAATATAGTAGATGACGGTGTAGATTGGATTTATGATCTAAATGGCAGTCTACACCGTGGATATAGTCGTCCAAAGTTATTGTCAAATAATGACGGCGATGAATTATCCTTCTATGTAAGACTTAGGTTGTTTTTAGCCAGAAATCTGGCATTAGAGGCAGCAAAAAAAGCAAGGGGGTAAATTACCCCCTCTTTTTATTTTACCAAAATATTTGCTTTACAATGTTCACAGTATATAATTTGCTATGATATTTGAAAATCTTCTATCCTCAGCACATTCCCTTGTATTGAATGATCTACTAGATAGATGTAGTATCATACAACCATCAATTGATATTGAAACTGTTAAAACAGTAGCAATTAGTGCTGCCAAAGCCACCAACGCAGGAACACCACTACCTGAACATCTAATGGCACTACTTGATAAGTGGTATACCAGTTTACAATCCGGTCAACCAGATTATACCGTATATGGCAATGATCTGTATATTGCTGAATTATGGGCCTGTTGGAAAGTTTATAGCCGTACACACCTGTTAAACATACAAAAAACAAAATGTCTGCCTGGTGGCAGCATTTCTGGAGCACACAGTGGTGCCAAAAAGATTGTTGATCTAGGTTGTGGATTTGCTTATACTACTGCGGCAATTAAACAGATTTTCCCAAATGCAACAGTTTATGGCACGAATATAGATGGCACTCTACAAATGGAAGTTGCTCGCGGAATGGCAAAAGATTATGGATTCACAATGGGTGATGATCCAGGTGCCGTTGCGGGCGAAACCGATATAGTATTTGCAAGTGAATATTTTGAACATATTGATAGACCAATACAACACCTGGACTACATAATTGAAACCCTACAACCTAGTGCCATGCTAATTGCAAATGCATTCGGAACTACCGCAATTGGTCATTTTCACGATTACTGGGTATATGAAAATGAAAATTTCCCAGCAGTGCCAGCAAGACAGGCCTCTAAAATATTCAACCAACGCATGAAATACCACGGTTTTACAAACGTAAAAACAAAATTGTGGAACAATCGTCCAACGTACTGGGTTAAAATTTAAACATTAAAAAATAAAATTTTATTTTTTTGTATAAATATTGGTAGACACATACAGAGAGGTAAAATTTATGGATTATATATTAGCACCGTGGGCTGCTATTCAGCGCCTTTTCAATTCGCCAACATATGGCGAAACCTTAGAACATTACATAGTAAGTAAACGACCACAAAATCCTGCTGACGTGGAACGTTATACCTTGGAATGGCAAAGATACCAATCAAGGGAGACATGGCTATGAAAGTTCTAACATATATATGGGAAAAACTTGTCAACTGGGGTGACGTACTATACGAATATAAACGTAAAAATGGTACCCTGCGTGGTTATTGGTGAGGTTTAGAATGGAATTTTTTGCATTAGGAATTACTGGCTCCATGATTTTGATGATTGCTATTTTTGTAAATGAATTAGCAGAAATGACTTATGGAGTAGTAGACAGTTGACAACTTACTGCCTAAAGTTGTAATATACACAGACATACACACAAGGAGATTAACATGTCTAAAACACAAAACACATTTACACCGAACCTACCAGCACTACCGGAGGTAAAGTTCAATAAGAACGGATATGAGATCAGGACTGACATTCTAAATATGGCCAAGAGCTTGGTTAGCGACGAATTTCACGCTAAGTTTGCTGGTTGGGAAATGTCAACTGCCCGCGATGAAAAGTCCGGTAAGTTTGTTACTACAGTAGGGATGCCAGAGTTTCCAGGACTTGACAAAGTTCTAGAAACTGCTGAAAAGATGTACGCATTCGTTAATGCTGGTACTAACAACTTAAAGAAGTAATAACCTGTTGTAGGGATATGGAGGCCATCGTGCCTCCTTTATTTTATATTATCACCATGAAAAAAGTATTATTAGCCGCACTACTTGGTTGGAACTTGGCAGTAGCAACACCCATAGAGTCAACTTGCCAACGCTATGCAGCAGAGCAAAAAATGGTAGGTCAAGCCAGAGCAGATTATCTACGCACCTGCAGGGCAGGTCAAGGCATGCCTGCCGCGATTGCAATGTGTGAAAAATATCTAGCAAATAAAAACATTGATGGCTTTCAAAAACAACATGCAATGCAGTTATGTTTCCTAGACTATCTACACCCGGGTAATGGACCATACACACCCCCAGGGCAAGTACGTAGCCAGGCTGGACAATATAAGTAGTCCTGGATTTGACAAATAATAGGATTTTGGATATACTACACCCATAAGTTGTTTTGGTGCAGGCAATGTCTCGTTTAATGTAATTACAGGAACGCCTATTTAAGGAGGCATTATGCCGTGGATTGAAAACGTAGCCGCTGATGATATCCCAAAGAGATTTCACCACGAAGCAGGTGAGAATAGTATGCTGATCAGCATCGTTGATCCAGCCTCATGGCGTCCTACTCCTGCACACAAGTTCAAAGAAATTCATAACTTTGAGTTTTTGGATGTAGAAGAAAAGGACGAAGTACTAGACGAAGCTATGCGATGTAGTCAAGAGCAGGCCAACGAGCTAGTTCGACTATTGCAACATGCAAAAGACCATCGTATGAATGTAGTTGTTCACTGCCACGCTGGCATTTGCCGTAGTGGCGCAGTTTGTGAAGTCGGTGTAATGATGGGTTTTGAAGATACAGGAAGATTCCGTAGTCCTAACTTGCTAGTCAAGCACCGCATGATGAAGGCGCTAGGTTGGACATATAAGTAGTCCTGGATTTGACAAATAATAGGATTTTGGGTATAC